GGGGGGCGCCCCCGCCCCCCCCCGACACCTTCATGAAAATCAAAGTGCTTGTCAGCCTCGCGGGCGACCGGTTCGCCGTGAATCCGGGCGATGTAGTCTCGGTGGACGACGACGAGGGCCAGCGCCTGGTCGCCGCTGGCTTTGCCCGTGCGCTGTCGGACAAGGCCAAGGAAACCGCCGTCTTCGGCCACAGCGACAAGGCTATCGCCGAAGCGACCGAGACCACCGAAGGCCTGGGCGGCGAAACGCGATGACCTGGACCCGCCTCGTTCTGGAAGCCAAGCCCAACGTCCTGGCGCTGAGCGTGGCGGACGCCAAGGTGCATCTGCGCATCGACGGCAACGATAGCGACGCCGATGTGCTGGCGGCGGTGAACGACGCCGCCAGCTACATCGAAGGTCCGAACGGCAAGGGCTTGGCCCTGACCACCCAGACCTGGAAGCTGTCGCTGATGGGCTTCGACACTGGCCCGATCATTCTGCCGATCTGGCCCGTCCAGTCAGTCGAGTCGATCGAGTACCAAGACGGCGATGGGGTAACCCAGACCCTCGACCCGGCGGCCTATGTCGCCGATGTCGTCGCCAGCCCGGCGGCCGTCTATCCGGCTTGGGGCGCGACCTTCCCGAGCGGCCGATCTGGTCCCGGCGCCGTGATCGTCACCTTCAAGGCCGGGTTCGGCGACGCTGCGTCCGACGTCCCCGGCGCCCTGACCAGGGCCATGCGCCTGCTGGTCGGCCACTTCTTCGAGTACCGCGAGGGCCAGGCCATGCCTGACGCCATCGACAATCTGATCGCCAAGTACGCGGTCGGGACGATCTAGGCGAACGGCGTTCGTCTCCACTGTCCGGAGGGCCGAACATGAAGGCTGGTGACCTCGACCGCCGCGTCACCCTGCTGGCGCGTGTGGAGACCAAGAACGGCTTCAACGAGGTCGTTGAGACCTGGCCGGAACCGGGCCTGAAAGTCTGGGCCAGCTATGAGCCGGTCAAGGATGCTGAGCGCGTTCGGGCTGCTGAAGTGGCGGCCTCGATCACCGCCCGGTTTCAGGTGCGATGGTCGACCGCTCTGGTCGCGCTCGATCCGACTTGGCGTCTGGCCTTCGACGGCCGCTCCTTCGACATCGTGGCCGTCAAGGAAATCGGCCGCCGCGAGGGGCTGGAGATCAGCGCCACGGCGCGCGCGGAGCGGGCGGCATGAAGCCCACTTTCAAGGTCGAGGCCCAGGGCTTCCGCGATCTCGACAACGCTCTGGGCGAACTGCCCAAGGCGACCGCCAAGAACACGATGCGGCGATCGGCCGTCGAAGCGCTCAAGCCCATGGCCCAGGAATACGCCGACAGGCTGACGGCGGTCGGCGCCGTGCTGAGCGGGGCGCTGCGCGACAGCAGCATGGCCGGGACCAAGCTGTCGGGACGGCAGGCCAGCCTCAACCGCAAGGCCGAGGGCAAGTCCTACGTCGAGGCCTTCATGGGTCCCGGTCCGCTGGCCCAGGCCACCCAAGATGAATTCGGCAACGAGCACCAGGCCCCGCGCCCGACGCTCCGCCAGACCTGGGACGCGGGATGGCGCGACCTGCTGGAGCGGGTGCGCGTCGCGCTGGCGGCCCAGATCGAAAAGGCCGTCACCCGCATCGCCCGCAAGGCGGCGCGGGAGGCCGCCAAGCTCAAGGGGTAGTCGATGGAAGAGGCGCTTATCGCCTACCTGCTGGCGGGTCCCGCCGTGGCGGCGCTGCTGGGCGACCGCCTGACGCCGGGGGTTCGCACCCAGGGCGCGCCGCTGCCGGCGGGTGTGTTCAACGTCATCAGCGACTTGCCCGATTACACCAACTCCGGGCCGTCCGGAACGGTGCAGGCCCGCATCCAACTGGCCGCCTATGGCGACACCTACGCCAGCGCCAAGGCCCTGGCCCGCGCCATGCGCGACCGCATCTCGGGCCTGCGGGTGACGACCGGCGGCTGGCACATCCAAGGCGTGTTTCAGCAGAACGCCCGCGACACCTTCACCCACGACGCGCCCGAGAAAATCCACGGCGACGTCCGCGACTTCATCGTCTGGGCCAACGCGGCCTAACCCCTCAGCACCGGAGAACCACCATGGCCGCTACCGCCGTAACCATCGGCTACAACACCACGTTCGCGATCGACGATATCCCGACCTCGGGCGGCTATGTCGAGGTGGCGGAGGTCACCAACCTCAGCCCGCCGTCCGACAGCATCGCCATCGTCGATGCCACCCATATGAAGAGCCCGAACGGCACCAAGGAATACATCATCGGGCTCAATGACCCCGGCGACTGCAAGTTCAACATCAACTTCATTCCCGGTGGCCCCGGCGACGCCAAGATTCAGGCGGTTCGCGCGGCCCGCAAGAAGGTCAGCTGCCGTATCACCTGGCCCAATGGCGTGGCCTGGACCTTCGAAGGCATCCTGACCGGCTACGCCCCGACCGCCCCGACCGAAGACAAGATGACCGCCGAAGTCACCTTCAAGGCGACCGGCGCCTATGTCACCGTTCCGGCGGCCGTGGTGGCCAACTCGGTCCTGCCGGCCGTCAGCGGCGTGGCCCAGGTCGCCCAGACCTTGCGCGCTCTGGTCGGCGTCTGGAGCGGCCCGGCCGTCTTCACCTTCCAATGGAAGAAGGGCGGCGTGAACATCGCCGGCGCCACCGCCGAAACCTACGTCCCGGTGGGCGGCGATGTCGGCGCGGCGATCACCGTGGCCGTCACCGCCACCAATGCGGCCGGCGCGGCGACGGCGACCAGCGCCGCCACCGCCAACGTGATCGCCTAGCATGGATGCGGTCACAAGACCGGCCCGCGTCAGCACGCCCGCCAACGGCGTGCTGACGTTCGAGGCCGATGGACAGACCTGGCGGCTGTGCGCCTCGGTCAACGCGTTGTGCGAGTTGGAAGCCCTGGTGCCCGACCCCGAACAGGTCGCCCTGCTAATGTCGGGCGGGCAAGCCAACATCACCACCATCCGCGCCGGGTTCTGCGCCTTCCTGCGGGATAACCACCCGGACTTGACCCAGACCGACGCGGGCCTGCTGCTCGACCACATCGGCCTGTCGGCCGCCGGCTCCAAGCTGGCCCAAGCCCTGATGATCGCCTTTCCAGCGGCCGACCCTGCCCGCCCTCCGAAGGCGGCGCGGAAGAGGGGCTAGGCTGGGATTGGGACGCCCTGTTCGGCCAATGGGTCGAGGCGGGTTTTGATCCCGACAGCTTCTGGCGTCAGACTCCGCGTCGCCTGGAAATCGCGTTTACAGCCACCGGCCGCCGCCGCGACCGAGAGCATGACGCCCGCGCCTGGCAGGCGTGGACCACGGCCTGCATCCCATACATGAAGCCCGTGCCTGAACTGGCGGACCTGATGTCAAAGGCCGCCGGCCCCAGGGTCCAGACGATCGAAGAGCAAATCTCGATCGCGATGGCCTGGACGGCGGCCATTCAAGCCCAGCCCTAAATCTCAGGAGTCCCCATGGGAATGAGCGCGGTCATCGGCGCGCTGCGCGTCGTCCTGGGCATGGATACCGCCCAGTTCGAAGCGGGCGCCGAGAAGGGGCGGAAGGCCGCCTCGGGTCTGCACGGCGCGCTCAGCGGGTTCTCTTCCAAGTTCGCGCTGTTTGCGAGCGGGGCGGCCGTGGGCACGGCGGCGGTTGCGGCGTTCAGCACCGGCATGAAGCTGGCGGCTGACGCGGCGCAGTATGCCGACGACATCGCCGCTCAGTCCTACAAGCTAGGCGTCTCGGCCGAATATTTGCAAAAGTTCAACTATGCCGCCGAGGCTTCGGACGTCCCGGTCGAGGCCGCCGGTGAGGCCTTGCTTGGCCTGTCGGCGGCGATCGGCGCCCTGCAAACGCGGGTCGGCGACGGGAAGATCCGCAAGGCCATGGAGGCCCTGGGCGTATCGCAGGAGCAGATTCAAAGCTTCCGATCCGCCGAAGACGCCTTGCCCGTCCTGGCGGATAAGATCAGTCAGCTGGGCACCGTCACCGAGCAACTGCAGTTCGCCAAGAAGTTCGGTATCGAGGCGCTGTTGCCGCTGCTCAAGCAGGGCTCGGAAGGCATCAAGGGCCTGATGGGCAACGCCCAGCAGCTGGGCCTGGTGCTCGAAAACGGCACGATCGCTCGCCTTGCTGACATGAGCGAGCGCCTTCGTGTCGCCGATGAGCAGGCCCGCGCCGCCGGGCGTGGCCTGGGCGCGAGCTTCACGCCGGCCCTGGTCGCGATGAAAGAGGCGGCGGTCGAGGGCATCAAGTGGCTCGACCAGATGATCGACCGCTTCAACAAGCTGGGCGACCGGTCTGCGGCGACTCTGGAAAAGCAGATCAGCGAGAAGCGCGAAAAGCTTCGGCAGCAGGTTATCCACGGCGCCGGCGACAGCGGCATGGCCGACTATCTGCGCAATGAGATTTCCCAACTCGAAGAAGCGATGCGCAACAACAACCGCGCCGCGATGCGCCGAAAGGCCGCCGAGAAGGCGGCGGCCCCGCCCGCCGGGGTTGTCGGCGACTATGGCGGTGGCGGTAGTGGCGGCTCATCCCGCGACCGCTCGCCTTCAGCTTCCGACCTGGCCGCCGCCCGCGCCCGCGCCGAGGGCCGCGTTGCTGGCCCGAGTCCGGAGGAGATGTGGGGCACCGACGACTGGACGAGCGAGCTGAACGACAAGACGGTCAGCGTCGAGGACCTGCTGCCGTTGAAAGAGATCAAGGCCGGGGTCACTGAGTCCGTGTCCGATGGCGGCCTGGCCGGACACCTGGATGCGCTGACGCGCGCCAAGGACCAATTGCGCGAGGGCTTCCGCTACGCCCTGGGCGATGGCCTGTACGCGGCCATTCACGGCGGCGGCAGGGGGCTGATGCAGTGGCTGGCTGCGCAGTTCGAGCACAGCTTTGTCGACGGTATCAGCAAGGCCCTGTCGAACATCCTGGCCGACGCCGGCAGCAGCGGAAAAGGCGGTTGGCTGTCGTCCATCGCATCGGCCGCCGCCAGCGTGTTCGGCATCGGCCAGAACGCCAACGGCACCACCAACTGGCGGGGCGGGTTGACCTTAGTGGGCGAGCGCGGCGCCGAGCTGCTGAACGTGCCGCGCGGTTCGCAGATCACGCCCGCCCATGCGCTTAGCGGCCTGGGTTCGGGCCAAGCCAAGGTCCAACTCTCGGTCAGCCCGTCGCGCTATTTCGACGTGGCGGTGCAGAGCGCGGCCCAGCCGATGGTCGAGCAATACAGCCTCGCCGCCGCCGAGGGCGGGGCCACCTTGGCGGAGACCAACATGGCCACGCGTCGCCGCACCACCCTGGGCTCGGGTCGCCGCTGATGGCTATCACCCTTCCTGACACGCCCAGCTGGGCCTCGGCCAATCCGACCCTGCTGGACTTCGGCGCGGTGCTGGAGCCGGGCCTGGGCGGGCCAAGCCAATATGTCGGCCGCCTGGGCGACCGATATGAGGTGGCGGTGCAGATGCCGACCATGGAAGCCGAGGTGGCGCGGGTGTTCATCTCGCGCCTGACCCAGGCCAAGAAGTCGTCGCTGCTGATGCCGTTTCCGCAGGCCGGGGTCACGGTCGGCGCCGAGGGCGCGCCGCGCGTCAACGGCGCGGGGCAGGCCGGAACGGTGCTGGCCATCGACGGTCTGCCCGCCGCCAAGGCGGTGAAGGAAGGCTGGTTCTTCTCGATCCTCACCGGCGGCCGGCGCTACGTCCACCAGGTCGCGGCCGACGCTGTCGCGGACGGCGGCGGCGCTATCGTCCTCAATATCGAGCCCATGCTGCGCGTCTCGCCCAGCGACAACGCCGTGGTCGAATTGGCCGTGCCGATGATCGAGGGCTTCGTCCAAGGCGACGGCCTGCCCTGGTCGATCGACGTGGCGGCCCATGTCGGCCTTTCATTCACCGTTCGAGAAATCGAGTAGACCCCATGCCATTGCCAACGGCTTTGGCCGACGACCTGCAAAGGGCGTCGGTCGTGATGTTCTGCGCCACGCAGATTGACCTTCCGGACGGCCCGCTGCGCACGCTGACGGACGGCGCGGGCTTCGTCACCTTCACGGTCGACGGCGAGGCCGCCACCTTCACCGGCCGCAACGCCACCTACGGCGTTATGGGCGGCGTCACCGAGATCGTCGACGGCGTGGCGACCGAGGCCCCGACCGTCTCGCTGAACTTGTTCCCGAAGACCAACGCCGCCTTGGCCGCGTTCTCGGCCCCCGCCGCCCAGCGCTCGCGCGTTCGAATCTGGGTCGGCAGCGTCAACCGCGCGACCGGCCAGGTGACGGCCGTCGACCAGTGGTACGACGGCGACAGCAATGTGCCGACCCAGAACGTCGGCAAGGGCACGCGGGTGCTGCCGCTGACCATCAATTCGGCGCTGAGCAAGTTCCTGGAACCTGACGAGGGCGCGCGGCTGAACGACGGCTTCCACCGCCAGGCCTGGCCCGATGAGCGCGGCCTGCAGCACATCAACAGCATCGAGATGATCGACGTGTGGGGCTCGGACGCGCCGAAGTCGGCCGTGACCTATGCGCCGCCGGTCAGCACCCGCCTGCCGGAGAATTTGCGATGAGAGAGGCGAACGCCGTTCGTCGCGTGCGCGCGACCCAGGCCACCCTCGACCGCTTTCTGGGCAAGACCTACAAGCTGTCGACCGTCGATTGCGGGCGGATGCTGGGCCTGCACCTGCGCAAGATGGGCCGCAAGGTCGAGGTCCCGAAGATCGGCGCCTATTCCACCTATGCCGGCGCGCTGAAGTGGTTGAAGCAACGCGGTTGCGACAGCCTGGAAGCCTATCTCGACAGCCTGGGCTTGCTGCGCATCGCGCCGGCCGAAGCCCTGGTGGGCGATGTCCTGACCCTGCAGAGCAACGATCTGCTGTCGGCCCCGGTGATCTATGTGGGCGATGGCCGCTACCTTGGTTTTCTCGAAGACAGTGACCGCGCCGAGCTGCTGAAGCCGACCGCCTTCGAACAGGCTTGGAGGGCGATCTAGTGTCCAAAGCCGCCAAGCTGATCGCCGCCGTCGTCGTGACGGTGGCGGCTGTCGTCACGCTCGACCCGAACTTGATCCGCGCCGCTATCGCCATGGATACGGCGCTGATCGTCGACGCTGCCACGCCCAAGCAGAAGGTCACGTCGGCCGGGCAGGAAACCAAGTGGAGCGCCAATCCGCGCGACGGCATCCCCTATCCGGTCGGGCGCTGCGCCACCGCCGGCAACCAGGTGTTCATGCGCTCCGCCCCGGCGAGCAGCGGCAACAAGTACCGCAACTATGTGACCGTCTACGGCGCTGGTGGCCCCATGCAGGCGCTGGAGGGGTTTTACGCCAACGACGTGCTGACACCGTTCACGGCGGACGGCGGCGAGGGCGCGAGCGGCTATTATCTGAACCGGATGTGGCTGAAGACCCAGCTGGGGACGGCCAACTCGCCGTACCTGCACTGGACCGCCACGGGTTCGAAGGACACCCCGGCCGACCATGGCGGCATGCCTGCCGAGTGGTCGGCTGATCACCGCTTGTCGGGCTACGCCGCCAGTCTGTGGGGCCTGGAATGGGACACCACGCGCTATGCCGGCGGCGTGCCTGCGCCCAAGATGGTCGGCAGCTGGGTCAAGGTCTATGACCCGCGCAAGGACAGCACCTATCCCGGCGGCGCCGGGCCGCACCGCTATGCGGAGCCGACTGACAAGGCCGCCTATCTGGCGGCGATGGCGACCTGGGAATGGTCGGCCAACCCCTACCTGCATGGCCTGATGTGGGCGCTGGGCCGCTGGACGGGCGATCCGGCCTATCCGGCCATGCCGCTGGTCAAGACCCACGGCCTGGGCGCGCCGCTGTCGGTGATCGACGTGGCCAGCTTCGTCGAGGGCGCGAACGTCGCCCAGGCCAACGCCTGGACCCTGGGCGGCGTGGTCAAGAGCACTGACGACAAGTGGGAGGTGCTGAAGCAATTCCTGGAAGCCGGCGGCGGCGAGCCGATCCTGCTAGGCCACAAACTGGCCTGCATGGTCAATGCGCCCAAGGTGAGCCTGGCCACCCTGACCAAGGCCGACGCGATCGGCGACGTCAGCGTGGCCGGCGCGGTGGCGATCGAAGACCGCCTCAACACCATCTGGCCGTCCTACACCGAGGAAACCCAGAACTGGACCGTGGTCCCGTTCGACACTCCGGTGCAGGTCGCCGCCTACCTCGCCCCCGACAAGGGCGTGCGGTCGACCGAGATGTCCCTGCCCCTGGTGCAAAGCCCGGTGCAGATGGCGCAACTGGCCCGCTACCGGATCGAAGACAGCCGAGAGCTGACGCCGATCGTGATCCCGGCCAAGCCGTGGACCATGTGGCTGCGGCCCGGCGACTGCATCACGGCCAACGAACCCGAGTGGGGGCTGAACGGTCAGAAGCTGCTGATCATGCAGCGCAAGCGCGACCCGGCGACGATGAAGGTCACCTTCATCTGCCGCACGGAAACGGACGGCAAACACGCCTTCGCCCTGGGCCAGACGGCGACTCCGCCCGACACCCCGGCCCTAACCGGCATTGACGCGAGCATCGTGCCGCTGCCGGCCGGCGACGCCTTCGCGATCATCGACGGTCAGGTGGCGGGGCCTGGCGGTTCGCTACCGGCCATCGTGCTGCACGGCGAGGCCGACCTTTACGACGCTGTGACGATCGTCGTCGACTATCGCCGGGTGCTGCCCGAGCCCGTGGGCGAGTGGAAGTCCAAGTCATTCCCCGCCTCGGCGACGACTCTGGTGGTCGACGGCGTCGAGGCCGGCGCGCGGTATCAGGTCCGCATCCGCTACATCACCGCCAAGGGGGTCGAGAACCCCGACGCCAACACCGACCTCGGCGAGGTCGTGGTGGGCGGTGTAGATGCGGGGTTCGTCGCGGGCAAGCCGGCCCAAGAAGTGGTCGATGACCTGATCACCAGCTTTGAGGAGTGGGCTCGCCAGGAACTGCTCCTGCAGAACTTCGTCTCGTATCAGGAAGCGCTGAACTACGACGGCGACGGCAAGTCCACCAAGCTGGTCGCGCTCGACGCCATCGCCAAGGCGGCGACCGCTATTCAGCGCATGGCGCTGCTGGCGGCCGTTGCGCCTGACGGGTTGAGCATGATCCTCAACGCCGCCACGGCCATCGCCGACAGCGACCACACCATCGGCACGCTGGCCAGCATCGTCGCCAGCACGCTCGGCGATGGCACGATCACCGTCAGCCAGATCATGGAAGCGATCGACGGTCAGGCTGGGCGCATCGCCTTCGCCGTCCGCAACGGGACCCAGGTTGTCGGCCTGGACCTCGGCATTCTCGGTACGCATCCGTACGTCGACTTGGTCACGCCTAACCTGCGGCTGCTCGATCCGGGCGACACGACGGGGGAGTCCGCCACCGTCGTGTTCGCCTACTCGGGCGGACGGTTCAAGATCATCAATCTCGATGTCGAAGGCGACCTGGTGGTCGGCGGCAGCCTGACGACGGCCAAGTACGCCGATGGTTCGATCTCGGATGGCCTGTTCTTCAACGCGGCCGACACCGTGGCGGGGACGGGCTCCTACGTCACGATGTTCGAGGACGAGATCGATTTCGAGTTCCCGGCTCGGATCAAGGTGTCGGCCGACTGCAACTTCGTCGACGGCGGCGGCAACGGGCCTTCCTACCACGACAGCGGCGTGCGGATCACGATCAACGGCACGGTCTTGAACAAGTACGAGACCGCCGGGGTGACGGCCACGACCATGCTTCCGGTCGCCGGCTGGGTCGACGTTCCGGACGGCACGACCACGGTCCTGGTCGAGGTCCGCACCAAGCCGGACGATCACTATGACCGCCGCAACGCCTATGTGGATTGGATCTACAAATGACCGGCCCCGATCGCATGATCGCACTGCTGTTCGCCCCTGCACCGGGCACGCGAACGGGGCCGGTCACCGGCGTTCTGCGCGGCCTGAGGTCGCGGGTCGAGCGCACCAAGTACGCCTTTGTCGAGGTGACCGAGGATCGCGACGACTGGTGTACGGCGTGGACGATAGTCGACGACGTTCCTGCGCCCAAGAGCGCGGAAACCCTAGCGGCCGAGGCTGACGCCTGGGCTCGCCGGGCGCTTCGCCGTACCCGCAACGCTCTGCTGGCCGACAAGATCGACAGCATTAATCCGATGCGCTGGGAGGCGTTGTCGGCCGGCGAGAAGGCCGAGGTCGAGGCCTATCGCCAAGCGCTGCTCGATTGGCCGGCGACCGAAACCGACCTGCTGAACCCGACGCCGCCGCCGGTTCCGAGCTTCCTGGGCTGACCTGATGACCATTTCCGTACCTGATCCGTCGTTCTTCCTGGACGACGGCGCGACCACCTACGCGCCGGCTGGTGGCGGCACGGCCTATGGCCATGTCGACGGCGTGCTGCGCGTCTGGGACAGCCTGGCCGGTCTCACGCGCTGGGATGGCCTGGTCGCGTTCGACGTCCAGGCCCTGGCCACGGCCGGCGGCGACGAGGTCTATGCGCTGAGCGTCCAGGGCTCGAATACCGCCGACTTCAGCGGCGCGGTGCAGACCCTGGCGACCTTCTCGCCGACCATCGTCGGCCAGCAGATCGTGCCGCTGTACTCGGACTTCAACGAGACGCGGTATCGCTACTTCCGCCTGCTGGTGCAGACCTATGGCGCCGCGCCGTCGATCAAGATTCTGACCTTCGTCCAGCCGCTGGCGGCCCTGGCGGCGCTGTCGCTTCCCCAGCTGATGCAGGTGCAGAGCCTGCATTGGGGCAACTACGCCACGGCGACCAGCAACTTCCGCGCCTGGATGGCGGGCGTTGTCGGCGGCGGTCCCGAGGGCGATGGCCGGTACTACCTGAGCGACGGCCAAGGCAACGGCGTCCTGGTGCTCTGCCCGGCGGCCATCGCCGACCTGGCGGCCGGGGCGGTGCAGGGCGTGGTCAACTTCACGCGCTACCGACTCAAGCACGGCTATCCCGATACCCAGGCGGGCCACCGCGCCACCCTGGACGCCCTGATGGCCGACGCCGAGGTGGCGGTGATCGAAACCGACCTGGGCGAATGGTCGCCGCACTGGAGCGGCACGCTGCCGACCAATGCCCGCAAGCTGTTGCGCGGCCTGCCTGGATCGGTCCTGAAGGCAACGGATCGCACGCCGATCCTGCAATGCGAGTCGCCGCCGGTGTGGGTGTCGGCCGTCTCGGCGATCACCCGCCAGACGGGCGTGAACCTGTCGCAAGACCCGGCCATCGTCACCAGCAACACGGTGGACGTGCTGACGTTGGCGGTGGCGCACGCGGTTTCGCCAGGCGACCGCGTCAAGGTGGTGGCCAACGACATCATCCCTGGGTCCAAGAGCGACAGCGCCGGGGATCGGCGCGAGGGCGAGTTCGCGATCGTCGCGCTGTCGAACGCCGCCGACACCACCAAGATCACCCTGACCGCGCCGTTGCGCGGCACCTATACCGACACCGTCCGCGTGGCTCTTATCCCCGACAGCGCCCTGTCGATCGTCGGCTACACGCTGGACGCGGACCCCGCCTTGATCGGCACGGGACTGACCTTCTCCCGCGCCATCCGCCTCATGGGCATGGTCGGCCCTCGCGTCTTTACCGACCGGTCCAAGCGCGCGCTGGCGACCGGCATCGAGTTCGCCGGCTGCTTTCAGCCGATGGGCTATGACCTCGATCTACACGGCCACCAGAACATCCCGGGGGCGGGGCAATTCGGTTACGGCGTGGTCTTCGCCAGCTGCGAGGGCCCGGTCCTGGCCAATTCGCAATTCAGCTGGTTGCGCCACCCGGTAGACACCGCCACGACGAGTTGCCTGGCCGGCGACGCCGCGATCTGGAAGTACGGCCCGACCCGCGACATGGTCGTGGCCAACTGCACCGCCATCGCCTGTCAGAACGGCTACAGCACCCACGACGAGGTCATCGGGGCGCTGTTCATCGGCAATCACGCCGCCAACTTCTATCAGGGCGCGGCGTCGGGCGGCGCGGCCTACGCCATGCGCGGCAGGCACGTCCGCATGTTCGGCAACAGCGACGACAACTGCCGCTCCGGTTTGACGATGAGCACGATCGAGGGCGGTCATGTCAGCGGCCACCGCAGCCGCAACGCCCGCCTCTATGGCTTGGCGATCACCGGCGGGACGTCGACCGAGCCGCAGGACACCCGCGTCAAGGTCGAGCATTCAAGCTTCCACCTTCACCCCGACACAACCTCGGCCTCGGCCCTGCTGCTGCGGCCGACCGCGAGCGCCGTCATTGTGGATCGTGGCGCCGGTTATTCGGTCAACGACATCATCACGCTGGTCGGCGGCGACTACGTCTCGGCGGCCCAACTGCTGGTGCGCACCGTCGACGGGTCCGGGGCGATCACTTCGGTGCGCGTCGACGATCCGGGCTTCTACAACACCTTACCCGCCAATCCCGCAGCCGTGACCGGCGGCACGGGCGCGGGGGCGACGTTCAACTGCGCTTTCAAGACCGCCTATCTGGACTTCGGCGAGGGCGTCGACCTGGCTGTCGAAAGCACGATCGACAGCCAGCGTGTCGTCGATTTCGCCCGTGCCCAGATCACCGGCCACGGCCCGAACATCGACGTCAGCAAGGTGGTTCCGGGCGGCGCGCCGACCGGGATCAGCATCTTCCGTCAGCAGAACTATGACGACAGCCTGATCCGCTTCGATCCCGGCCGGGGCGTGCGGATCAAGGCGGGCTCGACCAAGATTTCGGCGATCTGGAATGGCGGGGTGGACGGCGCTGACACCCCGTTCACCAATGCCCATGAGTTCCCCGACACCTATGTCGAGGCGGATGTCGACCTCGATGGCGCGTCCACGCTTAACCCGGCAGGCATCTATGCCCACCGCTGGCCGAACCTGGGCTGGAGCCTGGTCAAGCGCATCGCCGGGGTGACGATCCGTTCCGACTATATCGAGACCGGGCCGACCGCGAGCGTCGACCTGTTGGTCTGCAAGCGCTTGGACCGGCGGATCGTCTTCCGGATCACCAGCTCGACCATCTATGCAGGCGTCACCCTGATCGACCTCGATTACACCCGGCTGCCGCGCGGGGCGGAGGTGGTGATCATCAACTCTTCGGTCGGGGCGGTGGCCCTGAACGGGCTGACCATCCCGCCGAACAACACCGCAGTCCTGCAATTCCGCTCCAACGGGGCCATGGCCGTGATCTCGCGCACCTGGTCGTGGCCCTTCCGCCTCGCGACGGTGCGGACGGGCAGCTACACGACCGGCAGCGGCCAAGTCGGCGGGCTTCAGTTGCTCAACAGCGGCACGGCCAAGACCATCACGCCGCACGCCACCGCCAAGGTGGGCGACAGGATCTATTTTGAGAACCTGGGCGCGGGCGCTTGGCAGTTCATCAACGGCGCCGTGGCCACCGTCGTCTCCCCGGCGGACTTCGTGTCCGCGCCGCCCTTCACCCGCACCGGCGGCGCCGGGACCACCTGCTACCTCGAATGTGTCGCCAACGCTGACGGGGCCTCGGCCGCGTGGGTGATCGGCGGGACTGTCGCCGCCTAGGCCGCGCCGAGGCGAACGCGGTTCGCCTCCTACCCCCTTCACCCCTGGAGACCTGACATGAAGACCCCGCTCACGCGGGCGGCCTTTGGGCTGCTCGCGCTCTTTGCGTGCGCGATCGGCGGCCCCGCCCTAGCAGCCGTCGACTGCACCACGGCGACCACGCCGAACGTCGCCGGCACGCTGGCCAATGCGCAATTCGAAATCCTGCAGAAGCTTTGCGCCCAAGCCGTTGCGCCGACGCCCGCCGCGCCGCTCGCCTACGCCTCGGCGGCCGGCTCGCCGTTCACCCTGACCAGCGCCTGGGTCAAGGTCGCGACGACGACCGCCGACACGCGCGGCCTGTTGATCGCGCCGACGCCCAGCGCCACGGCCTTCGACATCGAATGGACGTCGGTGACGGCGGGGGCGGCGGCTCCGACCGACCTCTACGGCGCGCCCGTGGGCTATGGCGAAACGTTCCCGGGCGGCCTGCCGATCGGCGACGTCTATCTGAAATCCGCCACCGGCCAGGTGGCGATCGTGCGGGTGGGGAGCTAAGTCATGAAGCGCCACCTCATGAGTGTTTGGGCGCGGCTGGTCTTCGCCCTCGCCGTCCTGACCGCCGGTCTCTCGCCGCTCTATGCCTCGGCGGCAACGGTCCCGCCGGCCTTGCCGCCGTCCTCGGTCACGCCGCCGGCCGGCCTGGGCTGGGACTATGGGGCGTGGCCGTTCGACGTGGCCAGCGTGAGCGGCAAGGCGTCGGTGCGGGTCAATGTCCGCAGCTGGGTCTCGCCGACGATCTGGACGGCTCCGCGCGCGACCTGCCACTACCATGTCGACCCGGTCAACGGCTCCGACACCACGGGTACGGGCCTGGGAACCTACGACGGGGATTGGTCGGCGGCCGTCAAGAGCGCCGGCAAGGCGCTCCAACTCGGCAACGCCGACGCTAATTGCCCTGACGCCTATCAGGTGCTGCTGCGCAACAACAACTATTACGCCCGCACCAACTCGTTCTCAGGCCTAGCCGGGACCATCGTCCCGACCAAGCACCTGGGCGTGTTCTGCCTGGGCGGCACGAACTGCACCATGGGGCCGTTCGACGACCTCACCTGGGCAGTCGACGGGACCTATACCAACCTCTACTCGGCGACCCTCTCGAACGCATTGAAGGTGGTCGACCGCATCCACCCGGTGTCGTTCACCGGCCCGACCGGCCTGACCATCACGCGGATGCCGGAGTTCACGCTGTCGGCGGACCCGGCGACCTGCAACGCGGTTTCGGCCACCACCTATTGCTGGGTCCTGACCGGCGGCAAGGTCTATGTCCACCGGGGCGACGGTGTTGCGCCGACGAACGCCAACACCCGAGTCTATCGCGACGCCGCCGGCTTCCGCCTCGATGGCACGAGCAAAGACGTCTACGTCCAAGGCGTCGATTTCGAGGGCGGCGCGGCCGGGGCCATCGCCGCCCAGGTCGCGGCGACGACCCGGAACCTCGTCTTCGTCAACGGATCGGCGGGCTATGCCGGCGGCGTAGGTCGCGCGGCCAACTCGGTTGCCGTCGATTACAATGTCGGGGTCGCGGCCTTCGTGGATTGGAAGGCGACGTCTTCCTGGGTCGACGGCCTGAACATCCACAAGACCGACGGCGGCAGTCCCTCCTATATGTTCTGCCTGCGCTGTATCAGCTGGTGGACTGGCGGCGCGGGTCAGACCTCGGCCAACGCCTTCACCGGTCACGAGAACACCGTCTCGGCCATCCTCGCCAGCGACGGCTCCTGGGGCCATGGCGGCACCTGCCGGTACATCAACTTCTCGCGCGTCTGGTTCTGGCGCACGGCTTGCCACGACGACCAGGGTGACGGCTCGATCAAGGGCGAGTTCATGGCCGGCGATAATACCTGGATGTGGCTGGACGAAACGACCGCCGCCGGCACCGGCATTTCGGTGAACCCCGGCAGCGGGACGATCATCTACAAGCGCAATCACCGCACGCTCTCGGGCACCGAGAGCGGCGGGGGCACCGCCACCAGCTTCACGAACTAGCAGCGTATCCAGGCGCGGCCTTTGCCGCGCCTGGCCATCCTTCATAGGGGAGGCCGCCCATGGGGGAGGCTATCGTGGTCGGCCTCGTATCGGCCGGCAGCGCCGTGCTGGGCGTCGGGCTCAAGTCGCTATTCGACTGGCTCAATGAACGCACGCGAGCCAGGGCCCCCGCCAGCATCGCCGCGTCACAGGCGGCATTCGCGGCGGCCCTCAACACCCAGGCCGAGGGCTTTATCCGCATCCTTCAGGCCGATCGCACCCACCTTGAAGAGAAGGTCGCCGCCCTTGAGGCCAAGGTCGATGAGCAGGACTCCAAGATTCGAGAACAGGACGGCGTGATCGAGGCCCTGAAGCGCGCTCACGAGGACTGTCTCGGCGAAAACCGCCAGGCCGACCAGCGATACCACTCCCTGGAATCGGAGCTGCGGCGGCTCGGCGTCCCCATCCACGCCAGCGCCAAGGCCACCGGCCTGATCGAACTGTCAGGCGGCAAGGCGACGGTGCTTATGCCCACCCACGAAAAGCCGGTGCGCCGTCGTCGGCGACCGAGAAAGGACCTCCCGTGATCAGGATCGACGTCAGCAAGGTCAAAGGCCCCGGCTGGCCCGACCAGCGTGGCTGGATGGCCATGGGCATGTACGCCATGAGCGGGTGGGTCCTGTGGCTCGCCCGGCCCCTCAATGGCGCGGAGCCGTCCGAGTTCTTCAAGACGCTGGCCAGCGCCGTCGTCGTGACCGGCTTCCTCAACGGCGTGCTGGGGTTCCTCTACACGTCCAGCAAGGCCACGGCGGAGGCGCGCGAGCAAGCCGGCAAGGCGCTCGACATCGCGCACGCCGCCACGCGCGGCACGGCGAACTAGCGGGCGGGTCTGCTCGCAATCCTTCGTAACTGGAGAACACCATGACCTGGCAATGGGACCAGAGCGCGGGCGAGCTTTCGCGCGCGGGCAAGGTCGTGTCCCGAGGCTATTCCGGCTTCGGGCGCGGCAAGAACAATCCGTCCATGCAGGCGGCGGTCGGGGTTGGCCCGATCCCGGCCGGCCGCTGGACGATCGTCGAGCGCTACGACAGCGCCAATGTCGGACCCTACGCCCTGAAACTGGAGCCGGTCGACCATGCCGCCCTCGGGCGCTCGGCCTTCCGTATCCACGGCGATTCCGTCGCCAATCCCGGCGCCGCCTCGCATGGCTGCATCATCCTGCCGCGTGCGGTGCGAGAACTGATCTGGAAGAGCGGCGACCGCGACCTGGTGGTGATCGCATGATCGCCGCAGCGTCCGCCGTTTTCGGCGCCCTGGCGGATTTCGCGCGGTCGACGGCGGGCCGCCGCATTCTGGGCGGCGTGGCGGCCGTCGTCGTGATCGTTGGCGGCGGGCTGCTGGCTCGCGCGCACTGGATCGCGGTCGGTGTCGATCGCGAGAAAGCGGCCGAAGCGGAGCGCTTGCGCAATGCCCGCCCCGCCATCGCCAGAGTCGAGGCTGGCGGTCGGTCGATCACCGCCGCGACCGATCAGCAGGCGGCGCAGCGCCAGGCCGAAATCCGTGCCGACACCAAAATCCTAAAAGAGGAGGTTCCCGTCTATGTCACCGTTGAAGCTGATCGCCGCTGCGACGTGTCTGCTGGCTTTGTCAGCCTGCACGACCAAGCCGCTGCTGGCGTGCCCCAGGTTCCCCGACCTGCCGGCCTCATTCTCGACGCCCCTTCCGGCGTTGCGCTCTCTGCCGTCGCCGACACCGTCGTCGACAACTACGGGACCGCCCAGCAATACCGAGAAGCCGCGCTAGCCTGCCGCGCCTGGGCGCGCGAGCAGGCCGACCTTTGGAGCAAGAACATCAGGACGGCCCCCGCGTCGCCCTGACCGGCCGCTGATCAGCAGAGCCGCACAACATGGCCCGCCGTCCCTTCACCGGGGCGGCGGGCCTTTTGCGTTCTAGGGCGCTCGCCTGCCGACCCCGGCGCTGTCGCCGATGGAATAGAATGCGCGGTTCTTGGTGAAAAACTCGGCGGCGGCGTCGAGGCCGGAAATGATCACCGCCAACATGCAGTAGTGCGGCCCGAACGGCCGGAACCGGTTTTGCTGGGCCATGACCTGGGCGCGGAAGGGCCTAAGCCCCTCGAAGAACGCGACGGGGTCTTGCATCGTCGTCGTGTAGGTTCGGTGAACCATCGTTCGCTCCACTCTCTGGGCTGACGCGAACGGCGTTCGCGTCGCTACCGTGAACAAGGGTGGAACATTATCCGGGACTATTCCGGGACTTCGAGTCCCGGAGAATGATTCTGTTCGCTCGCCGTTCCCATTCTCGGGATCGGCCGCGGCCGATCAGAACCGGCCTAAGTGATTGATTTTCTATGGAGATTTTGGCGCACCCGACACGATTCGAACGTGTGACCTTTGCCTTCGGAGGGCGTCGTTAGCCCTTCTTACAGCGTTGTTTTGGCGGGGAAAACTCGGCTTCGGGGTCCGGGGCTCCGGGACTATTCCGGGAGTTTATGGCTTCGCGCAGGCCCGAATTCAGGGCGTGGGCGTAGATCAGCGTCGACTTGATATCGGCGTGGCCTAGCAGGTCCTTGGTCTTGGCCAGGTCGCCGGTCTCCAGCAGGAAATCGGTGGCGACGTGATGGCGGATGCTGTGGATGAGGCGGCTGTGATCGGCGCCCGCGCGCTCGGCGGCCTTGCGCAGGCGGCTTTGCATCGCGGCGTAAGAGACCGTGACTAGCTCGCCCTTTTCATCGCGCTCAATCCAGATGCTGTCGAGGCCGGCGGCCTGGGCGATGCCGACCCGCGCCGCGATCTGCCGCGCGTCGACCGGGCGTAGCGGCACCAGCATGGGCTTGCCGCCCTTGCGCTTGTTGATGGCCACCGACGCGCCAAGCGGCGTGTCTGGCAGATAGGCGCCAGGGTGGAAGAACAGCTCTCCGAACCGCCAGCCATAGGCCAGCAGCAGCTCCAGCGCGAAGCCCTCGGTGGGTCCGCAGGCGTCGACCCAGGCCTGTTGGTAGGGGTCGGCGAAGTGGCGGATATCGGTGACGGCCTCGGGCAGGGCCAGGGCCTTCCAATCGATCTGGTGCAGGCCCTTCATGCTGCCCCAGACCGGCGAGGCGGCACGGTTCAGAATGGGGCGGATGCGTTTGATGATGTCGCTGTTCACCGTGTCATTCGACAGGGTGTAGCGCTTGGCCTTCTGGCCGGGCTTGGCGCCCTGGGCCGGCACGTCAAAGCCGCGCGCATAGGTCTCACCCCGGCGGCGTTCGATGGCGGCGGCGATCGTCTCGGTCGTGATGTCGGTGAGCAGAGTCTGGGGCTTGAGCAGCCGCACCATGACCTTGAGGCGGTGATAAATGACGCGCGACGAGGCCAGGTGCTGGCCTACCTCGGTCCACCAGCGGCCGGCGGCGACGTCGAGCGTCAGGCCGTCGCGGGTTTCGGGGAGCCCGAGCGCGACCCTCTCGCGCTCCTTGCGTTCGAAGGCCTCGGCTTTGCGGAGGGTTTCCATCCCGGTAGAGCCGTGAAAGCGACGACCTTTGAACTGGAAGTCGTAGGCATAGAAACGGCTTTTCGCGGGCTTGTAGACTGACATGCGCCCGAGGGTCCTTCGGTCAGGTAGTGGCGGAGGTCGGCCTCGCGATAGCGTCGCGTCGAGCCCACCAGGGCCGCCCGGATGATCAGGGCGTCACTGAGAGACCGAAGGGTGCGGACGTCAAGTCCCAGCAGCGACGCGGCGTCCGAACTTGTCGCCAACGCGCCCTTGGCGAAGACCTCGGCGAAGCGGGCTTCGGTGATGGGGCCAAGGTCGGTCATGCCGCGACCGCCGCGAACAGCACCACCTCGTCGCCCGTCCGGTAGTCCGGTTTGACGGGGTCGGTTTCCTGGATCTCGAACAGGTCGATCGTCGGCCCAGCCGCCGCCTTGCGGCGCGTCTCGGCGGCCGTGCGGGCGTGGTGGGGGGCGTCATAGGTCAGGTGGCAACGCTGGCACCAGGCCTTGAGATTGGGCCGGTCGCCGGGAACGCCGACGTTCTCGGGCTGGTGGTCGAGGTGGGCGACGGTCAGCACCACTTTCGAACCGGTGTCGGTGTGTTCCTCGCCGTTGATCTCGCGGCAGGCCGGATAGGCGGGCGAGCCCTCGCAGCGCCAGCCGGCGCGCTCGCGCACCTCAAGGCTGATCGCCTTCCAATCGGCCGGATAGCGGGCGCGGTTTTCGGGGCGAATCGGCATGTCAGTCGTCCCTGCCGTCGCCGTGGGTCCACGGGCTGGTCTCGTCCTCGGGCGGCCATGGCGTCAGATTGAGGTGTAGGCGGCGGAACTCGGATTCCTCGCGGACGGATTCGCGCGTCGACATCAGATGCTCGCGGGCTACGGCGTCGAGGCTCGGCCTATCGAACAGGCCGGGCGCCGCGTGTTCCTTGGGTTGGCTCGCAATCCAGGCCTGCGCCTCTCGGGCCACCGCGACGTATTCGGCGCTGGGGCGGCCGGTGATCTCCTGGCCGGGCGCGTAGCACCGCCAGATGCGCCGCCGCAGATCGGGCGGCAGCTTAAACCAGTGCGCCTTGCATCCCCACATGGCCGGCGGGACCTGCTTGGTGCAGCCGGTCCAGTGGCAATGATGGTCGCGGTTCTGGCCCTGGGCGCGGACGTAGTCAGCTTTGGTCACGACCCTGCCTCCCCTTGAGGGGCAGGGCGAAGGGTGCCTGTCAGCTTGGCCTGCACGATCGCGGCACACAGCGCGAGCGGCAGGCTGCGGGCGCTGGCGGTGCTGATGGTTTGATCGCCGCGCATGATGCCGGCGGCCGGGCCGTGGCCATCGGCGTTGGTGAACAGCGCAGCGCGGTGGCCAGGGAGGACTTGCGCGAATAGCTCCAAGGCGAAATCAACGCGGGTGGTAAGATCGCCCGCCCAACCGGTCGCCTCGGCCGTCGATCCGTCCGCGTTTCGATACGTGTAGATCACCTTCGTCTGCGCGTCGTTCAGACGCTTGCCGATCACATGGCGGGTCGGCTTGAAGAAGGCGACCGACATGCGGCAATCAAGGGCGTTGTCACCTTTGCGTGCCTTGGTTAGGTCGGCTAGCAGTTTGGCGAGGTCATCCATCACTCGGCCTCGTTGTGACGGGCGAGCACCGGGCTTGCGGCCTTGATCTCGGGTTCCGGCGGTAGGGCCGTCGACCAGCCCCGCGCCCAGCAGAACGCCGCATAGGCCGCGACGTCGAGCGGGTCGCCCTTGGCGACGTGGGCCGACAGCTCGCGCCGGCACTCCGCCTCCCACTCCCGCGTCTTCCATTCCAGGTTCCAGCCGTACTTGACCTCGGCCGCCCGAAGTTTGCCGGCCAGAGCGCGGGCGAAGCTGGCGACCAGTTCCAGGGTGGCGGGGTGCAGGCCCGCCTGCGGGATATTCATGTGGTGGGCGTACAGGCGCGCGGGCTGGGCGATGGCGAGCACCAGGGGCCAGGCCTGTTCGAAGGCGAAGGTGGGTTGCGGCAGGCCATAGCGGTCCATGTCCTGGTGCTGGGCGCAGGCTTCCAGCCACGACGCGACAGCCGTCAGGGCGTCGGATTCGAGCATGTCCTGCAGTTGAACTTGGGCGGTCATTCGCTGGCGTCCGTGAGCATGGAAATGATGAGGGTGACGGCGCTGATCGGCCCGAAGGCGATCAGCGACCAGTCGAACCAATCGAGCCTGTGGCCGGGGGCGTTGCGGCGGGCGACGTGGTGAACCCAGGCCATCGACGCGACCCAGAGCGCGCCGACGCCGGCGCCGATGATGGTGACGGCGTCGGCCATGATCAGGCCGCCCGGCCGATGACCGGCGCGTCAGGCCGGGCGGCGTCGAGGGCGCTGCGCAGGGCGTTGACGCCCCGGCCTTCGAGGTAGGCCCAGCCCAGGAATCGCGATTGCTCGCCGTCGTCGATGGCGAACAGCGACACGCCCTGGCGGGGTTGGTCCTCGCCGAACACGTGGATTTCGGCGTCGAAGGCTTGCAGGCCCGCGCCCTTGCGGTCGCGATGGATGGTGGCGACGAGGTCGGCGAGGCTGGCCAGCAGCACCGGCTTGTCGTGCGGGTTGGTGGGCTTGCGGGCGAGGGCGAAGCGGGCGGTGATTGACATGCGGGGTCTCCGGAAATGGGCGATGGCGTGGGCCACGAACGGGCCGTGGCGGGCGAGGTCCTGGGCGCTGGGCGCCCAGGGGTTGGGGGTGGGGCGCGGCATCAGGACTCGTCGTCTTCGTCGTCGGCCTCGGGGTCGTCTTCGGCCTCGTCTTCGAGGCCTTCGCCGTCATCCAGGTCGTCGGGCATCGCTTCGGCCGGGTCGTTGATGGCCTTGAGGTCGGGACCGGTGAACAGCGGCGCGCCGAGGGCGTGATTGAGGGCGAGGGCCTGGACGCGGCGCAGGGCTTCGAAGCCGGGGCCGGGCGCCCAGGCCAGCAGCTTGCCTTCGGCGTCGTTGAGGATGAGGGCGTCGCCGTCGAGGCCGACCTTGAACGGCCCCTTGAAACCGAAGGCCTCCAGGATCGTCGCCAGCTCGGCGGAGAAGTTGAAGGCCAGGCCGTCGGCGAGGGCGACATTGGCGCGGAATTCGAAGTTGCGGACGGCCGCCAGGAAGGCCTGGCCCTTGGCCGCGGCCTCTTCGGCCTTGGCGCGACGGTCGGCGTCCTGGCGCTCGCGCAGCTCGCGCTGGGCGTCGGCCTGGGCCTGTTCGACCGCGTCCTGGGCCGCCTTGGCGTCGGCGAAGGCCTTGCCCTCGGGGGTCAGCTCGAACGGGCCGTTGAGCCACGGGGTGAGGTAGCGGCCTTCGGTGTCGGCCTGTTCGGCGAGGTCCGCGCCGGCAGCGGCGGCCCGCAGGGCTAGCAGCGCCGAGGCGTGCGTGGCCGGCTTCATGAGGTCGGGCAGCAGCGCCGTGAGCTGCGCCAGCGCCTCGTGGGAGCCCAACTTTACCTGGTGGTGGAATTCCCAGGCCGTGGGCTGGGCGACGTGCAGCAGGCCGCGCTTGATCAGATCGGCGGCCAGGGCGTCGTCGACGACTGTTGAGCCGCAGTCGCGCGACTGCCAGTAGCTGATCGGCAGGCCGCTCGCGTGGTCGCCCGCGACCCAGGCGACGACCTCGCCCAGCATCAACGCCTCGACGGCGGTCAGCTCCAGCGGCTTCGGCCGGGCGGCGATGCGCTTGAGCGCCTCATGCACGGTCAGCTGGCCGCCTTCCATCTGCTTTTTCTCGGCGTCGGTCAGCTTGAGCAAGCGCAGGCGCTGCTGGACGAATTCGCGCGACTTGCGCTTGGCCTTGTCGGCCATCTGGGCGGTGTTCCAGCCGTTGCGCTGCATGATGCGCTCGAAGGCCTCGGCCTCTTCGAGCGGGGTCAGGTCCTCGCGTTGCAGGTTCTCCAGCAGCGCGCCGATTTCGTGGGCGGCGTCGTCGATGGCCTCGACCTTGGCCAGGATGGGGAAGTCGCGGTCCAGGTCGCCGCGCTCGATGGCCAGGCCGATGGCGCGCCAGCGACGTTCGCCGGCCACCAGCTGGTGGATGGCCAGCCCCTCGGCGTCGGGCTCGGCGTCGGGCTCGCGCACTTCGAGGTTGGTCTTCAGGCCTCGCTCCGCGATGTCAGCCGACAGCTCTTCCAGGGCGGCCTTGTCGAACTTCTTGCGCGGGTTGAAGCCGCCGATGCGGATTTGACGGTGGAACAGGTAGGCGTGCCCCTCGGGCGCGCGAACGGCGTTCGCTTCGGCCGGGTGCGGGGCGCGCTCGACCTCGGCCAGGACCGCCTTGCCGGCCTCGGTCAGCGACGGCCAGGCCACCAGGCCCTCGGCGGTCAGCTTCTCCAGGGTCTTGCCGAAATTTCCCTTGTCGCGGTTGAGGGCCTTGGCCATGGCGGCCTTGGTCGACGGCGCGACCGACCATTCTTGGATGGTGCGCAGAACGATGACGTTCTGAAGTGCAAGCGGAGTCAGGGCGTTCATCGACTCGGTATCCTGAAATTGTGAGGGGGTTGCGCCCGGCGGCCCCATGCCTGCCGGGCGCGGCCACCAGGGCCGGGGGTAGGGGTAGGGTTACGAGCCGAGGCGGCCGTAGATGCTGGTCAGCTGGACGGCGGTCGTGATGCGACCGACGACGGCCTTGAACTCGGCCTGGCGTTCCTGCTCCTTGCGCAGCAGCATGATGCCCAGGGTCAGGCCCTCGCTTTGCGACTTCTTCCAACGCAGGCGCGCTTCGAGGTCGCGCGGTTCCTCGCCGAAATAGATCGGGATGCTGATGGTGAAGAGCGTGGGCAGGGTCAGCTTTTCGCCGTTCACCGCGCCAAAGGCTTCAGTCGAAGCCTTGATGTCGAAATCGACGTTCTCGCTGTTGGTGCGGACCTTGGCGCGGAAATCGACCGTCTCGATGGCATGGATGCCGTTGACCAGCTCAAGCAGATTGGCGGGGTCGGGGCGAACGAAGTGACCGCGATTCTCTTCGATGAACCGGGCGAAATCCAGTTGCGACTGAAGCTTGCCGTCGATGTCGTCCCACAGCTGCCATTCCAGCGAACGCGGCAGTTTCAGCACCGCCTTGTGGGCGACGTGATCGGCGTCCGTCTGGCCGTGATAGTCGATGGCGGCGACGATGGTGTCGCTGTCGATGTCGGCGAACAGAACCGTATTGCCGGTCTTGAAGCGGCCGACATAGTCAATCAGCGACTCGGCGGTCTGCAGGGTGACCGACTGCCGGATGACGTCGGGCTTGACCGTCTTGACCGTGTTCGGCGGCGTGACGTCCTTGAGTTGGACGTCGGCGGGGTGGGCGATGAAGGTCGCCCCTGAGGGCGTGCTGATGACTTGCGGGGTCTTGGCGCCGTCAAGGGCGAGCGCGGCGATTTGGCCGGTTTCGGTGTCTTCGTTGATTTTCATGGTCGAGGCTCTCTTGGGTGGTGAAGGGGGATGGCGCGGGGCGGTTAGCCGTTGACCTCACGCGGCGGCGTGTAAGGGCGGCTCTCGGCGCTGACGTCGGTGAACTGCATTTCCCGCTGGTCGGGGTCGGCCCGCAGCAGGTCGAAGTTGTCGGACATCCAGAAGACGCCCTTGGGCAGCTTGGGGCGGGGCGTCTTGGTGGTGACGTCGAATTCCAGCGTGGTCTGGCGGCCGCCGGTGGAGTCGGGGATCACCTTGACCTTCAGGGTCAATTCACCCGGCTTGCGCGACGCGATGGCGGCGGCGTTCACCTCGGCGAGAGCTTCGGTGATGGCTTCGACGATCTTGCCGTTGTTGGTCAGGCGCAGAACGTCGGTGAACGGTACGGACATAAGCGGGTGGTCCTTTCAGCTGAGGTAGAAGGCGGCGACCAGGGCCAGGCCCAGGGCGATCGATGTGGCGAGCGCGCACAGCACATCGCGGGCGAAGTCGGTCAGCAGCGGGCCACCCCGGCGGGTGCGGCGGTTCACAGGCCGCGCTCCCGCAGGGTCGTCAGCGCCTTGCGGGCTTCGTCGAGGGTCAGGCCTTCGAGGATCGCCAGCAGGTGCAGCGGGCCGTCGGCGGCCGCCTTGGGCGTGAGACGAATTTCGATGTCCTCGGGGTTGGCGCCCTGCACCGCCTGCAACGCCGACGCGCTGCGGCCGATGCGCGGCAGGAACGCGTCCATGGCGTCGAACGGGCGGGTGTTGCAGCGCAGGACGCTGCCCGCCTGGGCGGCGTGCGGTTGCACCAGCAGCAGGAAGACGTCGCGCTTGCGGGCCAGGTCCTCGGCCGTGGCGTGCGGCGCCGCCAGCGGCTGGCGGTCGCGGGCGGAGGGCTGGGCGAAGAGGGAGGCTTGGCGGGCGCTCACAGGGTCGCCCCGCCGATGGCCAGCGTCACCACGACGAGGCCGACCACCACCAACACCCAGCCGGCGTCGAGATGGGGGACGCGAACGCCGTTCGCCTTGGGGGATTGCGTAGGGTGGGGGCGCATGGCCGGCTCCGTCGTGGTGACGAAGCGAACCTAAGTCGGAGATTTCCGACCGTCAAGCCAAGTAGCGGAAATTTCCGACGTTAATTCCGACCACGCGATTCGCGGGTCGGATAGGGTCTTACGGATTTAGCAGGCCCTGGCCCGCCGTTTCACTGGCTCGCATGCAAAGAACGGGCGTTTGGTCGCCGTCGACTGACCTGCACCAGGCCGCTAGGGCTTCAACGCCGTGCCGATCGCCGAACTGGACGTATGCGCTATCGAGCAGCATTGCGGCGGGGAGCGAATGAGGAGCGGGCTCGGACCAGCTGAGCGTCACCGATGCCGTCTGGACGCCCTTGACCTGGCCGTAAATCGCCGTGGGCTTTCGCCCGATGCGCGACAGGAATTCGGCCCGCGCGCCCATGGCCTTCACCAGGCGATCCGATGGCGCGCGGACATGGTCCAAGCCACCTGGGCTGCACCCCGCCAAAGCGACCGAAAGGGCGAGCGCAAGGGCTGGGGCGCGTTTCATGTCAGCGTCCGGGTGTGAGGTACGGGATTGTTGGGCGGTCGCGGCGGCCGTAATCGGCGACCACCACGCCAATGATTTCGAGCCCGTCCTGGTCGGCCTCGTCCTGGGCCTTGAGGTAGAACGGCGTCTGGAAATCGGGGTGATCGCTGCGGGGCCACAGGGCTATGCGCCCGTCCGCTTCCTGCACGAATTCCTTCAGTGTGACTTCCGTCATGCTGCCCCTGCGCCGCTCCACAACGACATGGTCGCCGCTGCGAAGGCCGGCCTGGGAAGGGTGGGCAACGACGACGAAGCGCCCGTGGGCGTACACTTGGTTCATGGATGGACCGCTGACCTTGTACGCCTTCAGCTCGGCCTGTTCGTAGCCTTGGACGTCGAGCGCCAGATAGTCGTCGATATCGTGTCCGTCCCTCGCCACCGTTTCCCGCCACACACCAGCCTCGACATCCCCAACAACCGGGATGCGTCGGGCGACATCACGCATGGCGGGTACGACAGCGGCGGACATAGGGGGTAGCGGCGCCGCCGAACCGAGACGAACGACGTTCGCCTCACGCATCGCGGCGAGGCTCGCGGCGGCTTGGTTCGGCTCGTCAAACCGGACGCCGCGCTTGAAGTGGTCAGCGCTCGGAAAGCCGAGCTGCTGGGCCAATTGCCCGAGGAAATCGGTGTCCAGCTTCTTCTTCCGGCCGTTGAGGAAGTCGGTCAGGAAGTCGCGGCCTTTCCCAAGGCTGGTCGCTAGCGGCACCGGATCAAGCCCCGCTCGCGCCATTTCGACGCGGATGCGGTGGCGCAGTTCGTCGGTCGCATCGGGGCGGGGGGTGGCGTCGGGCATGTCGGAATTATCCGATTGAACGTCGGACGGCGCGAGACGGAAATTCCCGATTGACCCAATCGGAAATCTCCGACTATTTTCCGACTTATGGAAGCCGACCTCAAACATCACCTGATTTCCTGCGCCGATGAGTTTGGGCGGGCGCGGGGCATGAAGTCCGTCACCGTGTCGCGCCTCGCGACCGGAGATTGGCGCTTCTTCGAGCGCCTGGACGGCGGCGCGTCCTTCACCGCCCGGAAGTACGACTCGATCATGGCGTGGTTCGCCGCCAACTGGCCGGCGAATGCGCAATGGCCGGCCGGCGTGCCTCGCCAGCATTCGGCGCCCGTCTGCGAGGCCGCCTGATGCAGGTCGTTCTCCCCGCGCTCGAACCTGACGCCGCCGCTGGCCAGCGCCGTCCCGAGCATCACCGTCGTGCCGATCGCGTTTCGCATGCCGCCTCGCCCCGCCCCGAATCGGGCCGAGCCGTTCTGCGGCAGGCGCCGAGAGCCGTCACCCAGAAAACCACCCCCGATATTCGGAGCGACCGATGAACCGTCGTCGTCACGCCTTCCTTGCCCGCCAGCTGCTCGACGTGTTCGACAGCCTGGAAGAGGCCGCCAAGTTCTGCCGCGTCGGCGTGCCGATGCTGTCGGACTACCAGAGCGCCAATGGCCAGCACTTCATGCCGGCCGACGTCATCGCCGATCTGGAAGCCGGTTGCGGCAAGCCGATCTATAGCCGCGCCCTGTTCGAGGCGCGGCCCGAGACGGTCGAGGCGCGTGACTTGCTGGTCGAGGCCTGCGAGGCCGCCGAGAGCGGCAGCGACCTGCAGCGCGAAATCCGACTGGCCGCCAAGGATGGCGTGATCACCGCGACGGAACGCGAGCGGCTGAAACGCCGGCATGCCCAGGCGACCGAGGAACTGCGCGACGTTGGCCTGGTGCTGGACCGTGGTTGCGAGGCCGCCGGCCAATGAGAGGCGGAACCCTGCCCAATTTCGAAGGTGGCGGCGTCGCCTTCTCGATGCGCCGCACCGACCAGGATCGCAAGCCGCCGCGCCGGGTGCTGACCGGCCTGTTGCTGGGCGATCCGCGCCCCGATCGGCTGGAGCGGGCCGAGGCCCTGCGGCGGGTGCATGACCGCGACGGCATCCGCTATCCCATGCATCGCAGCGGCGGCGGTCGTGATTGATCGCGCCGCGCGCCCCTACACCCCCAGCCGGGCCTGGGGAGCCCGCGCCACGCGAGAGAGCGCTGACTGCCGCAATCGCTGGCGGGCGACCTTGGCGCGCGTGGTCGAGACGCTGGACCTGATCGTCATCCGAGACGGCGAGCGCTCGCCGGTGCCGCTGGACCTGCGCCATGACCTGGCGACGGTCGGGGCCGAAGGATTCCCGGTCGAGGGCGCGACGGCCCAGGTGGTGGCCACGGTGCTGCGCGACCTGTTCGCGGCCCTGGTCGACGCCAGCATGCCGCGCCGCCGGGTGGCCATCGCCATCGCGCTCAAGGGCGTGGTCGACGCGCTGGAAGCGCTGATTGACGACCAGCAGACCCTGGACGCCAAGGCCTGGCGCGGCCGGCCCGGCGGAGACGCCTGAGACCATGCGCGGGGGCGTCGACCATTTCAAAATCACCACCGTCTGGGACGCCGGGTCCGGTCGTCACCAGCGCGTGCAGATCGCCGCGTGCAGCAAGTGCCCGCACACCTGCGCCGTCCATGACGCCGCGCATCGGCCCACGGCGGTCAGCGTCATGGCCGGCAAGTTCCGCCTGAAGGGCTGGCATATCGCGCCGCGACCCAGCGGCGACCTGTGCCCACGGTGCGCGGCCCCCAGGCCCAAACCCGCGCTGAGCCCGGCTCAAAAGCGGGCCGCCTATTGCCGGATCGCGGGCGTTCAGCCCGCCGCGCCGGTCGTGCCTATCCCCATCGTCCAGCCCCAAGAGGCCGCCATGCCCGCCGCCACCAAGTCTCCCGTCACCCTTGTGCGCGTCCCCGCTGCCGATCCGCCGCGCACCGCGACCCGCGAGGACCGCCGGCGCATCATGGAAGCGCTGGACGTGGCCTATCTGGTCGACCGGGCCTGCTACGCCAAGAGCGGCAGCGACAAGGCCCTGGCCGAACGCCTGGGCGTGCCGCGCGCCTGGGTCGCCGAGGAACGCGACCGGGCCTATGGTCCCGACGCCTGCGAGGCGGACGGCGAGTTGGCGGCGCGGCTCGAAGCCCTGGAAGCGCGCGCCAAGTCCGTCATCGCCGATGGCATGGCCCTGGCCGAACGCGCCGAGTCGCTGAGCCTGGAGGTCGCCAGCCTGCGGGCGAAGATCGCGGCGCGAGGTGCGGCGTGAGGCCGTCCGTCGAGATTGTGGACGCGGACGCCGAGCTGATGTGGCCCCCCGCCTGCCCGAACCTGGGCGTTGCGATCCGCCGCGCGGCGTTCGGATTCGCGGTTCGGCGCGGGCCGTGCTGGTGGGCGCCGTTTGCCCTGACCGAGTTTCGCGAGCGTTTGGCGCGCACCGACGCGAAGCTGGCTGTGAGCCTGCAGCGATGCGCCGACCTCGGCGCGAGCCTGGACCTGTTCGAGGCCCGCCGCCGGCCATGAACGCGACCAGTGTACCGAGTGCGACCTATGCCCAGCGCGCCCCGCGTGACGTGTACGACGACGACCCCGTCAAGGCGCTCCATCGCCGCCTGGAATACTACCCGACGCCGCCTTGGGCGGCGCGGGCCATCGGCCATCGCTTGCTCGAACTGGACCCCGCTGCGCGCAGCTGCTGGGAGCCGGCGTGCGGCAAGGGGCACATGGCCCACGCCCTGGGCGAGGCGTTCAGCAACGTCTACGCCACCGACATTCACCCGCACGGCTATGGCGAGGTGGTCGACTTCCTGGGCGCCGGCGGCGACCTGATCAGGGGCGCGGACTGGATCGTCACCAATCCGCCGTTCGATGGCGAGTACGGCACGGCCGAAGCCTTCGCACGCCTGGCCCTGACCAGGGCGCGACGCGGGGTGGCGATGCTGTGCCGGTCGGCTTTCGAAGAGACCATCGGCCGCCACGGCCTGTTCCATGGCCTGCAACCGGCGACCATGAAGGTGGTCTTCGCCGAGCGCGTTCCGATGGTGCTGGGCGAGTACCGGCCCAAGGCCAGCACGGCCATGTCGTACTCGCTGTTCGTCTGGTGCCTGCCGCCGCTCGCCGAGCGGTTCCCCAACGCCCCCCTGTGGCGGTCCTTCCCGCCGGGTACTCGGGCGCGGTTCGAGCGCGCCGATGACGTGCGCTGGGCGGTGCCGGCATGAGCGCGCGTTGCGAAAGGTTTCCAGGGGTGACGCTCTGGCATGGCGACTGCGGCGAGTTGCTCGCCAAGCTGCCTCCAGTCGCGGCGGCGGTGACCGACCCGCCTTATGGTATCGGCGAGTCCGCCGCGAAGAACCGAACGCGCGACTCCAGCGCGAAAGCCACAGATTACGGCGATGATGATTGGGATCGCGTACCGGCCGACCCGGCAGTGATCGCGTGGCTGTGCGCCAATGCCAGATGGCAGATCATCTTTGGCGGCAATTACTTCGATCTTCCGCCTACGTCATGCTGGCTCGTTTGGGACAAGGAAAACACCGGCGATTTTGCGGATGCGGAGCTGGCCTGGACGAACCTGCCCAAGGCCGTTCGCCTGAAACGGTGGATGTGGAATGGTATGATCCGGAAGGGCGGCGAAGAGCGGTTCCACCTGACGCAGAAGCCGCTGCAGGTGATGCAGTGGTGCCTAACCCACCTGCCGGACCTTCGCGGCGGGGTGGTTCTGGACCCTTACATGGGTTCGGGGACGACTGGAGTTGCCGCTGTAAAGGCCGGCCTGCCATTCATCGGGATTGAGAAGTCGGCCAAGCACTTCGCGACGGCTTGCCGGCGGATCGAGGCGGCCCTGCGCGAGCCTGACCTATTTGTCGCGCCAGCCCCCCCCCCTGCCGTTCAAACGCATCTGTTCAGCGGTGGCGGCGATGAGTGAGTCAGCCTGCATCTGGGCCGACGAGGAGTGGCCGATTCCGGACGCGCCCAAAAGGCTCGACCCAACGTCTGGCTCGATCTTGGCCAAGCTGGCCGCGATCTCCGACGATGACGACTGCGCCTGGATGACCGTGCCTGACCTGGCCAAGCGCGTGAAATGCAGCGAGCGCACGGTGCAGACGCGTCTTCTGGCCTTGCGCGGGATCGAGACCGATCAGGAGCGCAAGGCCCGCGAGGCGGCCGGCAAGCCCGCGCCGGCTGTCTACCTGCGCTTGACCGAGCGGACTTACCGACGTGGGACGCGGGACGTGCCGATATATGAATTGATGGTCGATTACGCCGTAGTGGCGAAGGTGCTGGAACGTCGCAAGGACGGCCGCCGACTGCGAGCTGAAGTGGCGGCTCGCCCCCCAAAAAAGGCCCGGTCTATGGGTGCAACTGTTTGCACCCATAGCGGCGAGGCCGATGACGCGAGTTGCACCCGTATGGGTGCAACTGCTTGCACCCCCAATGAGAGCCATACGAGGACAGGGTTCGCTAACGCTCACCCTCTGGGCGCGCGATCGCCTGAAGGCGAGGCGAAGGCAGTGCTGGCGGCTTGCCCGACCGGGCTGCTGGTCCGCACCAGTGTTCGCGAGATCGAGGCCGCGATCCGTAGCGAGGTGAAGCGCGGCGCTGACCTGACCGCCATCGCGCCGGCCTGGGCCGCCTATGTCGCCACGCCCAAGGCTTGGGGCGCGAGCGGCGACGCCATGGCTCCGCACAAGCTGATCAGCTCCGGTCGCTGGGAAACCTTCGTGGGCAAGGCCAGCGTCGCTAAGGGCTCGGCGAGGGCGCGAACGGCGTTCGCCTGCGCCAAGGTCCGCGCCGCCGTGGTGGCCGCCAAGGGCGAGGCCTGGGTGGTCAGCTGGCTCGACCCGTGCGGGTTCGATGAGGTGGCGAGGGTGATTGATCCCCGACTCAAGGAGCGCGGCAAGAAGCTGCGGACCGAGGCGGGCGACGTGTTGAAGACTTTGGGCGTGCGAGTGGAAGGGCAAGGCTGATGGGCGCGATGTTGAAGACCGAGGTGGTGGTGTGGCCTGGCGAGGAAGTCGCGACCGACCCGCCTCCGGTGCGGCGCTGGCGCGTTGTGCAGACCAAGCCGCACGCCGAACGGGTGGCCAAGCAGAACCTCATTCAGCAAGGCTTCGAGGTCTATCTGCCCATGGCGTTGAGCGAGGAAGAGGCGACGCAGCGCCGCCCCAAGCGGCGGATGATCCGGGCGTTCATCCCCGGCATCGTGTTCGTGCGCTTCGAGCCGACGATCGACCAATGGCGGTCGATCAGTTCAACGGTCGGGGTGAGCGCAGTGATGATGGTGGGCGACAAGCCCGCTTCGGTGCCTGACCGCCAAGTGCAGATCATCATGGATCGGGAGGAAGCGGGTATGATCCGCCTCGCCTCGCGGGCCTCGGTCAAGGCGACCTGGAAGCAAGGCCAGGCCGTGCGGCTGGTCGGAACGTCGTGCGACATCGACGCCGTGTTCGAGGAATTGCTTGACGAGAATCGAGCGGTGATATTCGTAGAGCTTCTCGGGCGCATGTCCCGTCAGGTTGTCACTCCGCTCCTACTGAGGTGAGCAGGAGTGCGGTAGCCGTTCTAGACCCCACCATCATCTGACATCCCAAAGCCCGCCGCGTCTGACGTGGCGGGCTTTGCCCATCGGAGCGGCCCATGCCTGACATGCCGCCCAACTATCGGCCGCCGTCCGCGCCGACAAGGCGCGAGACCAACAGAGCGGCGGACCTGCGGCGCGGATCGGCCCGGCAGCGCGGATACACCACGGCCTGGGACAAGGCGTCCGCCGGCCACATCCGCAACGACCCATGCTGCCGCTACTGCGACCTCGCGGGCGACACCGTCCCCGCCACCCTGACCGACCACCTCTATCCGCACCAAGGCCAGCAATGGCTGTTCTGGCTCAAGCTGTTCTGGGTCAGCAGCTGCAAGACCTGCCACGACCAGTGGAAGCAACGTCTCGAACGCCAAGGCCTGATGGCCCTGGATGACCTGGCCCAGCGCCTCGGCCTCCCCACCCTCGCCGCACACCTCGCCGACCTCGCCCGCCAAGGCCGCGACCCTCGACCCGACACCCCCCAGGGGGAGGGGTCGAAAGTCAAACCTTCGAGCTAAGGAC